CGCTGGCAAAGATTTAACTCAGTTCCATAAGGTCTGACATCAAAGCTAGTAGCTGTACTACCCTTCTCTAGTTGTACGCCAGTGATATACCACGTTGCGTTAAGTGTAGAAGCAAGTTGAACAGTAGAGTCTGCTCCAACATTACCAGCCCCAACCCAAGCACCAGCAGTCCCTGTATTATCTGTGCCACTACCAAGATCAAAATTGACTACAATTCCGATTCCGTTTGTAGTTAACCATGTGCCACTTGTATCACCAGCAATAGTTACTGTCTTTTTTTCCCAAGTGTTTGCAGAAGATATTGCGTAAGTAAATGGATAACTTCTGTTATAAGCAGAATTATGCAAAGCCCCGCCAAATGTTCCAGTTAAAGAACTACGCACCCAAAAAGATAAGGTAACGCTAGCAGCAGAAGCAGTACCCCATGCTAAATCAGAAATATTTAATCCTTCTATACGCTGATTGAAGTAATTATATTGGGAAGCTCCAATTGAAGCGTCAGCAGTTGTAATTGTTATTTTTGCTGAATTAACAAAACCAGCCGGAGCATCTGAAACTTGCTGAGCAGTAAATACTGCGTCAGAAAGATCATAAGAAAACCATCTGTCTAATGTGTAAACTCCAGCACCAACCGTTACAGCAGCACCAGCATTACGCTGATCTATTCTCATGTCACCGTTCAAAATTCTGTTACGGAACACTGAAGAACTAGGAGCAAGTACGCCACCACTAGAGTCTGTTATTGAGTCAGATAAAATTTGGCCGTAGGGCATGAGTTACTCCTTTGGATACTTTGTTTTTACAGCCAAGCAAGCATCTATATACGCTTGCACCTGCGCTTGATCACCCTTAACTATACCGTCAACGTAATCAATAAAATTAGGATATTCTGCTGCACGTTTTTCTGCATACGTTAAAGAATTGAAAGCAGCTTGTTCTTTGGTAGCACGAATAGAATTAGCTTCTGCATCAGTAATTAGTGAGCAATTAGGCAACCATACAGAAGGATCATCGCCCTCATCAAGCCAGAATAAATCGTTATTTGTGTTTTTAAAATGTGGCATTTTTAATCCTTAACGTAACTCAAACCATTTGTTAATTGTTACAGATACAGTTCTTGTTAATTGATAAGTTGAGCCAGGCTGAATTATGAAACATCCAATTGGATAACCTGCTTGAACTGAACCTGCTGGTATTACTTGAGCAGAATCAATTAAAATTCCTACTCCATTTACAGCAGAACAAACTAACATCCATGCAATAGGTTTACCAGTTGAGTTTGTGTATGTTGTAGCACCGGCACGACTAGCAGTTACATCTGTCCAAGTTTGACCAACTCCTAAGCTACCAGTGTTTGATCCTGTGACAGTTCCAGTAACAGTTAAATTGCCAGTAACCGTTCCATTACCAGCTACAGATATTGCATTAGCAAATGTAACGTTTTGACTAGCATCAATAGTTATTGCGTTAGCACCTGAACCTGATCCAGTAACAATATTTAACGTACCGCTAGTGTCTGTAGTGATTGAGGTACCACCGTTGGTAGAATTTCCCGCCACGAGCAAATTGGGCATTATTAACTCCTATTCTTACAATTATCAAAATGCCATCTAGGCATTGCCGTAGCACCACCAGTTTTGTTGCAGTGCGGACAGGTTATTAAATGATACTTTCTTCCTAAATGAGCATTTCTTATCTTTTCTCTTGCTTCTTGCGTATGAGGTTTTGCGTTTTTATGGCTTTCCCTCATCTTTTGTATTGTTTCTTCGGTATGTTTCATACCTTTTCTTTTGCTAGGCCTGCCAATCTTAGACAAAATCATTTTTTTAACTGATTCAGGATTTGCTTTTATCCCTTTATTCCAAGCAGCCTGTCCTTTTTTAAACTGAGTTTTATTCTCAACATTTTTATTAACTTTAGGAACCCGTAATTTCTGTATATGTTCTTCAGTTAACTTCTTACCTTTGTTCCAAGCAACTTGACCTTTTTTGGCAATACTTATTTTTTCTCTTGTTTCTTTTGCCATAGGGAACTTTAAATTCCCACTATCTCCACCTTGCCTAAGATTAAGACAATTCGGATTGTTTTTTATATAGTCTAAAGTTACGTATCTATTCTCAATATCAAGAATGTATTTATGTTCACCAATTAGCAATATTTCATATTTTAAATTACTTTTACCATGTTTTTTAACATAACTTCTCCATCTTAGACCGCTTCCCCAATATCCATTTTGGGAAACTCCAACGTGCTTACCGACATAATATTTGCCTGACGTTACATCAGTAATTTTATATAAATGAGCAGGTCTAATATTTTCCATAATATTGCTAACTATACAACAACCCACCTTGAACCGCTAGGTACTGTTACCGTTACACCAGAAGCCACCGTTATAGGGCCAGCACTCATTCCGTTCTTATTCGTAGTAATCGTGTAGTTAGCTGATACCGTATTAGCGTTCTCAAAGATAGCTCCACCACCACCGTTAGCACCGCCTACTGGAGTCCAATTTGCTCCATCATACGTCTCAAGTATTGCTAAAGTTGAATTATATCGTAACTGACCTGTGGCTGACGATGGTCTTTGTGCAGTCGTTCCTACAGGCACTCTAACAGCTCCAGTGCTGTTTATTGCAAATGTAGTAGGTACGTCTATAGTAGCTGCATTAATCGTCACAGATGACGTTGTAGTGCTTCCTATAACCGTAGCACCTGATGCTGTGAAAGTACCAGCTACCGTAAATGGATCGCCTGAAGTACCTACCTGCTGATCCTTTAACTGCGCCATTAATTCACGAATTGCGTTATTGACAAGGCTAGGAGCCATGCCTTCTGCAAGATTAATACCGTCAATATCAGTATTTGAGCTTGCTGTTGCGCTAAATTCGCTGATCTTTGTTTTTGCCATGTTAATCCCTAGTTTCTATAACCCCAGCATCACCCAATACTTGACCTAATCCAGCCCAAAATTTAGCTGAAGTAGGAGACATTCTCTTTAATTGCTTTAACTGATCTACTGCATTAGGGCTAGTAATAATGTCAGTTAGCTGCTCTGCATTATTGGCAGCATCTTTCTTGATAGCCCAATCAGTAATCTTTTTACCCCAATTCTGAGGAGACATCGCAAAACCACCAGCTCTAGCAGCACCTGTTATCACGTTAGTAACTGGAGGATTCTTAATCAATTCTTCCGTTATTAACTGGTTAAATGCGGTATCAGAGCCTAGCTTTTTAACTCTACCAGCAGCCTCAAGAACTTGCGATAGATCACGTAACCCATCAAATTTATCCTTACCTAATGCTACCTGCAAGGCTTTCTGTTGCTTTTGATCGCCCATTAGAACATTCTGCCAAGCATTGCCTACATCTAATTTCTGACCTTGCTGACTCTTAGCTGGCTTCTTAGCTAACTGCCATTGTTCCTCTAGGTATGCTCTAGTAACTGCGTTCCATGCTTCCTCACCACCGCCAGAAGTAATCTGATCCTTAGCGTATCTAATCGTACTAGGGCTAGGATTCTGGAATATTCTGTTAGCAAAGTTCTTCAGATTATCCTTAGACATCTGAGATAACGATACACCAGTAATACGCTCGTTAAACTCATTCAATGGTTGAGAGTATTGTGCAAACTTCTGGTTAGCAGCTATGTAATCTGGATTACCTTTTTCAATCTCTTTTAATAGATTATCTTTAATACCTGCTAATTTAGCTTGAATTGTATTATCCAAAGAACTAAAAGCATCTTCCTTAAACATCGCATCTATTTCTAGTTTTGCGTTATGTAGTAAAGGTAATCTATCTTCAGGAACCATAGTCTTTAATGGTTGACCTGCCTCGTCAATGCCAGGCTTTTCTAGCAGCGATTTAACTCTATTAAGATACTTTGCGGCTGTGCCTGTTGGTGGCTGAGACTTCAGCATATTATCTATGCCGCTTAAAACTGGCTGTGTATTTACAGGAACTGAAGCCTCAAAAGCCTGTCTATAAATTGGTTCTGTAACAGCCTCACGTTCTTTTATTAAGTTTTGTCTTTGAACTTCTAGTGCCTGTAATCCACGATTACCTGCTACTGATGCGTCCTCAACCTGTGACAAACTACTTAGATAGTCATCAACAGCAGACTGCACCTTCTTCTCACGCTCACGATAGAATTTCTCCATCTGAGCAGATGATTCTGGAACATTTCCTAATACTTTCTGTGTACTCTTTAACGATGGTAAGTTACTTAACTCAGCACCAGTTAAAGGAATACCATACTTACTAGCTTGCTGACGTAATGCAGCAGTCTCAGCAGGATTAACCTGAGCTATATCACGAGCTAATCTACGTTCTTTAAATGCTCTTACTCCTAATGGAGCAGCTTCACCCAATAACGATAGACCACCAGAAAGCGCAACCTCAGTAGGATTGACTTCTTGACCTGCTGTCGCTCCTGCTATCTTTTGACGGACATAGTTACTTAATGCAGATACGCCACCAGTTAACCCAAGCGCACCAGCAACACCAGGAGGGCCAGCTAATAACAATGGAGCAGACAAAACACCAGCAGTAACATCAGGAACCATCTCAGCCACATCTGGAGCGTTATAAGCCATTCTTGAAGGAATACCGACTACTTCCTTGTAGAACTTCCCATCATTGCCTTGATACGCTATATCTCCACCAATAACAGCATATCTATCTGGAGAGATACCACGAGCTTTAGCAAAGTAGTTAATTGCTGCTTGCTTCTCAGTTGGAATACCACCCATAAATGACGTAGATACACTAGCCGCACGAGACGGATCAGATATAGCTTTAGGTGGTATATTTCTAGGAGCCTTAGCACCTTGTCGTGGAACAGGAGGCGCAAACAACTCAGAAGCAAAGTCAACTCGCTGAGGCTTTTCTGTTGCAGTTGTATCAACTGGCGGTTTAACTGCAAACAACTCATCAGCAAAATTTATTTTATCTGCCATGATATCCCTTAAAATGCCACACCAAATTCAGCAGCCAATTGCCTCAATATTGTATTTCTATCTTTAGGATCTTCTATATTTAATTTATATTGTTTTGCTATAGCGTTTGCACGGTTTTCAATAATAACTGGCATTTGACCTAAATCTATATTTTCCCACTTCAGACCATTTTTTAATGCGTATTGCTTACGAGCTAATGCGTATTTAGTTTGCTGTATTCCGTTATTTAATTTTGCTTCAAATTCAGTAGGACTATCACCATCAAAAACACCAGTTCCTGCCTTAGGCAAAGTAGCAATAATTCTTTCAGATTCACCATTGCTCATTGCTGCACCAGTTATCTCTTTAATAGTTAAGTTCAGGTTTTGAGTTGCATTTTGTTTATATGCTGAATAAGCGGTTAAAGTTGCTTTTTCTTCTGGCGGCAATTTACCAAACTTATCTTTTAAAGTATTCCATTCTTGACCTGCTCTAAATTTAATATTTAAAAACTCAGGACGATAAGAAAATTGAATATTGTTTAAACGAGCAATCTGATCACCAGTATTTAACTGCTGTTTCTCTACTTCTGTTTTTGTTGGCTTGGATAATTCACCAGTGTAAACATTAATCTTTTGACCTTCTCCAATACCTCGTTTAGTTGCTTCTGCTTGCAATAATTCACGCTGTTGCGGAGTCATTTCAGCAGGATCAGTAGTATTAAATCCAAGAGATAAGGCTAAATTTGCATAGTTACCTGTAAACTTTTCTGGCTTTTCTTTAGCTGCATAAACAGGTTTTAGGTCTATCGTAGAAACAATCTCATTACCTACACGCATGAAACTAGCTTTAGGATATAACTCCTCAGCTCTATCACCAAAGTATTTAGCTGCTTCTGTGTCTTTGTTTAATAATGCTGCTTGCTGTCTTTGACGAAATACTGCTGCTTGTTGCTTGTTCTGTTCTAACTGATTTACTGGTGGCTGAGTAACTTGCTGCGTAGGAGTTATTGCGTTTTGTGGCATTTCACCCATATCGCCATATAACGGAATATTATTAGCCGATACAGCAGGAGGTACTTGTTGCTGAGAAGGTACATTTTGAGGCGCACCAATCTGCTCGTAACTAGACATACGTTCTCTAGCACGATTAGTTTCTTCTCTAGCTGCTACAGCTTTAATAAACTCTTGTGGATCAATGTCAGCCAATGGAGCTAAATCAGGATACTTAGTTTTAGCGTTAGCAATACCAGTCATCTGATTTCTTGCTTGCTGCTGCTTTAATTTTAACTGCTCTAATTGCTGCTGAGTCTGATAGTTCTGTAAGCCTTGCTGATAAGTACCGCCTGAACTCTCGAATCCACCAGCTACTGCGCCTAGAATGTTTTGCAATGCTGAACGTGGAGGGCCATACGCACTCATGCCTCTAGCTAATGCTAAACCTGCGCCTAATAATCCTTGTACTTGCGCTCTCTTTTGCAGTGCGGCAGTTTCCTCAGCACCTAGTAAGCCTTGATAAGCACGAGGTAAAGTCCCGAACGGTGTTAAATCTTCAATTGCCATATATCACCCTAATAGTGAAATCGGTTGACCGCCAACTACGGATTGTTTGTACGGATCCATTGCTGCAACAAAATCGTAAGGCTTAACTCCACGACCTGCTTGCAAAGGAACTGGAGCAGACTGAGGCATTTGTTCTGGAGTTAGTAAACTATTAGTGGCATTTAATGCTTGAGCTGTCATCATTGGATTTTCGTAAGCAGATTTACCTGCCATACCTATCTTATCTAAAAATGATGGACTTGCAGCTTGTCCTATAGATTGATTTATTGGGAATCCACTTGCTCCACTAGACACTGCATTACTTAATGAATTTGCTCCAGCAAAAGCAGGAGATGCACCGCCAGATAAACCAGGTATTGAATAAGGAGTAGTAGCAACCTGTCCAGATAATGCTGGAGCTGCGCTAGATACAAGACCAGGAATAGCATAAGGAGTAGCGGCAGCAGCAGTTTGTCCGGCTAATGCAGGGGCAGCACTAGAAACAAGACCAGGTATTGCGTAAGGAGTCGCAGCAGCAGTTCCGGCAGCAGTTCCAGCAGTCCCTGCGGCAGTTCCGGCAGCACCAGCAGCTCCACCAACACCTAAAGCAGCCCCACCAGTATAGCCAGCAACAGCACCAAGCAAAGCACCTTGTAACGGGTTGTTAGGCTTCATTAAAGCACCAGCCGCAGCACCTATAGCTGGAATTAAAAGTGGCGCACCCATTATTTACCCCCTTGCTGAGTAGTCGTACTAGTACCACCAGAAGGTACACTAGTGAATAGATTCGTGAATTGCTGTAGCTTTTGCTGTGGCAGAGTTTGTTCGTAGTTATAACGGTTGATAGCGTCTTGCAGAGCTTTCTGCTGATATGACTCAACGCCCTGACCTGCTGTCAGTAACTTCTGAATATCTTGGTAATCAGCCTGAGCATAAGCTGGCGCACCTTGTACAGCAGCCATTTGTCTGCCACGCTCTGCCTCAGCAGATTGATACGCTAATTGACCTGCACTTTCCGCTAGATTGCGACCGAATATATCTTGAGCCTGACCAACTTGCTGACCCATTGCGCTAGAGCCATAACGACCCATTGATGAAGCCTTAGACTGTAAGCCTTGTACGCCACGAGTATATGCTTCTTCAGCCTGACGAGTAGTTCCTGCTAATGCACCTTCCAAGAATGGATTAACGCCTCTACCTTGAACTGTGGAGAGATATTCTTGCTGCGCTGCTTGCTGAATTGGAGAACCTGATATAGCTCGTTGTTGAGCCGCCTGTAATGCTTGTGTCGTAGCTTCACTAGGAGATACATAAGTCTGACCAGGAAAGAATTGCGCTCCAGGTGCTTGGTACTGACGTTTAGCTTCCTCAAGACCATAAGTTACATACGGCTTAATGCTCTCGTCTATCCCGCTTGTTGTGGTTGACCCACCGCCTCCACCGCCCATATTACACCTCGCAAATCCACTGTTTAGGACGGAAACCTAATTGTTTCGCCCTACGTTGCCAACCTTGTCGATGGCTAGAGAAAGTTACATATTTTGCATTAGCTTGACTTGCCAAGCCTTTTATGTATTTTAGCCCATCTTCAACCATTTGATAATCATTTTCTAACGTCCAAGCCGCCCAAACGTGTAGATGTAGTCCAGATGGCTGCAATATGAAGAAGCCACCGAACCTCTGCTCCTTCAAAACTACCCATAGAAGTGATCTATTAGAGATTAAATCTGCATAGACATCTTCTACTATCCAATCCTCTGGGCTATACCCTTTAATTTTGTCTAATGGTGCTTTAATTGATGCCCACCATTTCCGAATATCTGCTACTGGTATATGTCTAAATTCCATTAGCCCACCACAATGTAGCCGTATGTCTTATCTGCTGTGTTATTAGACCAATGCGTCAAAGTAGCACTCCCTTGAGTTTGTGAAGAAACGTATATGTTACTTGTAGCTGATGGAGCTATATATTGCATTGTCGCTATAACGCTAGGTACAGATGGTCTTGTAGGACTTGTGCTAGTACCATAATGCTCAATAGATATACCAGTATTAGAAACACGCCACATTATCTCAACATAATCATTGGCTTGCAATTCTAAAAAGAAATTAATTGCTGCAATCATGTGGCTAGGATCGCCAGCACTTTTACGAGTCGTTAATCCAAAACGACTATTTGAGCCAGCTATATCTGTTCCATTTTTTCTAAACCATACATCTACTTCTTCAGAATCATTATGGTTATTCTTAAACTGAATAGAAAACTGAATGTTATATATGCCATAATTTCTGACGTTCATTCTTGAGCTATTCGATAGATATACTCCGTTAGAATAGTCAGTGGTGTTTAACGTTATTGCGTAAGCTGTAGTCGTATTAGCAGCAGTTTGATCTGTAGTATCCTGAAACGCACCATAAGGAGCTGCATCAGCCTCAGCAGCATTACTTATAGGAACCAAGAATATCAAGCTCTCTTTGCCTATACGGCTGTCGTATATAGTCGTTGTAGTCACATTGCCTGTGGCTAAAGTTACCTTGCCAGTGTTATTCGTCTTACCGTCCATAATCCCACGAACGACCTCAGCAACCTGTCGCTGATCCCCACCAAAAGGAGGTAACGTCTGAAACTGGACTGTTCTCGTCATCGAGTACCCTGACCTGCTATGTCTATTTCAACCGCTACAGCCGTTCTCCAGTTACCACTAGGACTAGTTTTAACCCTGTGATACCTACCTGCCGAACGCAGCCCACAGCGACCCTCAGAATCAGCTACAGACGCATCTCCGAACGTAATAGCATCAGACAATAGCTCACGACTTGCGACCGCTACAGAGCCGCTACCAGCGTCCACAATAGGTCTGCCTAAAGTAATGACTGAATGACCAACATCTATGTCACCTGACGTTAAAGCAGCCTGTTTGTATTGACCGCTAAAGGTAACAATATTAGGGCCTCTCGTTGCAGACAATAACAATAGACCACCAACCCACTGACGATCATCCAAAGAGATACCTAGTGAGTCTATGCTTGCGCTAAATACGTCTAATCCTTCTAGCGTTACAGATGGCGTTAGAGCAAACGATACGCTATCAGCAGTAGTCTCTGCATACGACCATTTTTGTAGCGAGATGTTATAAATCAGCAGTAAATTGTCACCATTCTGTGCAGGAAACAGCCAAGTAATCAGGCGTTTCTCAGTATCTATAGCAGATGACATTCCTAACTTAACTGCTGTTAGGTTAGCGTTATCAAAGAACCATCGATCTATCTTTTCTGTACCAATTCCTTTGGTTGTCTGACCGTCACACACGTAAAAACCATCGTCTGCTAGGAAATATGTTAATCCTGCAAAGTTTATGATTGATCCGGCAGAAATACAGCCTAAAGTACGGTTAATAGCGTCAAACTGGAAGAAATACGGACTACCTGCATACGTCATACGGTAGATTGCACGTTCTAAGAATACGATTCCAAACTCACCACCCGCTAATCCTGTGATGTCACCACCGTCAGGCATTACCTGAGAGTCAGCTTGACTAGCAAGACCAGCAGTCCAATCTGTTTCATCGTTAATATCAGACCAATAAACCTTGTTTTCTTCGCCAGCTACGTTAGCAGCGACTACAAAGTCCTTAACTACAGTTACATACTTAGCTTCTGGAGCATCAGCAGACAAATCTCCTGCATAAGTCGATGAATTTAGCGTGAACGACTGTAATTTATCCGTTCCGTTAGCCATAATCATCTTTGCACCATACTGCGTAACGTCCCAATACTCAATATTTGTATATCCAGAAGTAGTTAATGGAGACATTGCACGAGTTCCGGCAGTATATTTATACAAATTACTAGCAGAAGCACCAAATAGTGATACCGTTCCTGCGTATTTACCCGCAAAACACGTCAATAAATCAGCATTAGCATCGTCAGAATACTCAACTTCATCAAGAAGTGGAGCATATCCATTAGTAACTGGATAACAGTTAACTGCACCAGTTAAAGCACCTGTAACTCCAGGCTGATCTGGTAGCCATTCACCAAATATTATTCGTTGTTTAGCCATTATTGCCTTGTCCAAGTATCAGATTGCGATGAAACTACTGTCCATGTGTTATCGCCAGAAGGAACGATAGTCCAAGTATTCGATTGTTCTGTGACGTTATCCCACTCGTCACCAATTACCTGACCGTCTGCGCTTATATCAGCATTTCCTTCTATGTCAGCTATTGCGTTCCATACAGCAATCGCTAAACATGAAACCTCTGCTAGAGCATCTACCGAAGCGTTACCACTATAATCAACTTCGCTACTTGATGTTACCGTAGCTGCCCCATCAATAGCAGCAGTTCCTACCTGAACTCGTATGCCTTCAGCCGTAACCGTAGCAGTACCGTCAATAGCACCAGTAAAGAATAATGTTCTAGTAGCCTCTGCCGTAACCGTTGCCGTACCATCTACAGCAGCAGTAGCAAGTATTATTAAGCCACCATTAGCCGTTACAGTAGCAGTACCAATTATTGAGCCAGTAGCACTATAAATAATGCCACCTGCCGCAGTTACCACCGCAGTTGCATCTATAGAGCCTGTAGCAGTCTGAATCCTAATGCCTACAGCAGAAACAGTAGCAGAGCCGTTAATACTTCCTGCACCGTTATAAACAGCAAAAGCGTTTGCCGTTACTGTGGCAAAAGCATCTACCGCAGCAGTAGCTAATACGACATTCCCAGCTTCACCTAATGACGAATACGGAGCTTGTGAATATGCCGATAAACCAAACATTTAGAACACCACCCACTTAGACCCACTAGGAACAGTTACGCTTACACCACCGTTAATCGTAATAGGGCCAGCACTCATAGCTGAATATCCGCTAGGAATTGAGAAACTTGTAGCTACAGTGAGTTTGTTAATTACGATACCGTTAGAAGCACCTAACTGCTCTGCGTAAGCCGTATTATCAGCATCCTCATGAACAGACTTGGCGGCAGGATACGTAGCAAATACGTCCTTGCTATTGCTTGCAAACGATATAGGTGAAGTAGTACCAGAACTGTTAGCTAGTACCGTATCACGAGATAAAGTAGTACCAGAAGATGTGTAAGTACCGATACCTACTTCCCATGTTCCAGCAGTGCTGTCAACAATAGAATAGTAGGTAGTATTGCCATTACCAATTACAGCAAAGGATTGAAACCCAGCACTAGCACCAGCAAGCGTTAGCGTACCAGTGCCAGCAGTGGTAGATGTTTCCTTGACACGATCTGCGACAACTAGTGCCATTATTTACCCCTTACGCCAGAGTTACACTAAGACCGCCAATAGCTATCTTAAAGATATCTCCAGAAGAAATAGTTTTAGATGTGTCTAATGCTGTGTGGTAAAGCAAGTTACCACTAGAAGAAGCGTCAAGAATACCGATCCAGCCAACTGTACCCCATGAACCAGAAGCCTGTGGAAACTCTACCGCAGCAGTATTCGTAGATACACCGTTACTAGGCGCACCCATTGTTACCGCAGTACGTGTATAAGAACCGCCAGATACTTCAGTGCCAGTATTGGCATCAGTAGGATCAGACGTATATAGACCTACGTAAACAGTAGAAGGACTTGTATAGCTCGTATTACGCAAGGTAGCGTTAATCAGAGCATTTTCTAGGAAATTTGACATCTCTGCCATAATTGTTACCTCACGTTATAGTTCATTGACATTGGCTGACCACTATACTCACTACTCTGGTCTGCAATCGTTATTGATGATATTGCTCTATCGTACAAACTAGCCCAAGTCTGTAATCTTGCGTCATTCATTAGATACGGTTCTGCCTCGCCTAAAGAAGCATAAAGCAACGCATCAGGGAAGTTAGTTAAGAATACATTACCTTGATTTGAGTCGCTCAAGAAGTACGGCTGTGCGTAGTAGAGCATTTGTAGCTGATAAGTTGAATCAGGAACAGGAGACAATTGAAGCTCTGTCGCTAACACAGTATAGTCAGTAGGCTTACCTGATTCTGTAGCCCTGTAAGAGTTATAGAACGAGTTAGGCGCACTATAGGCTAGTGTCGTTATAGGGTTAGTATTGACGTGAATATCACGCATCTCTAGGAAGTCAGTAGGTAATCCTACGGTAGAGTCTCCACCTGTCGTATTTGCTGTAGCTACAACCAACATTTGACGAGTTCTAAGTTCTCTACGCAGACGTAATTCAGCCAACTGGATGAACGTAGGAATCATAGCCGTTAAATCACTACGAGCTAAGTAACTAGCTATCGTAGTCTTTAGTTCACTGTATGTACTAAAAGCCATATTATTCCTCTAGTTGCTCAAAATCTTCCCAGCCGTACTCATACGTACCTACGTGTTTGATGTGCATAGACAGCTCGTGATCCACCCAAGTATCAAAGCCATTGTCACCAGCCTTAACGCAGAAGTGAACATCCTCACCGACTACACCTGTTGGCCCCCATCCTGCATCAAACCACGGCTGAGGAACCTTCTCAAACACTTCCCTACGAATCATTACCGCCCCAAAACCAACAGCAGTAATCTTCTCAATACCTTCCTTACCACGAGAATCGACATTAGACCAATGATGGCGAATACCTTTCTCATCCTCTGACTTAACTAACAACTTAGCAGTAGGCATACATGGTTTACGTCTAGTGACAGCATTGACACCTACGATTCCAACCTCACGAGATAACATTATCGTTATCAGATCAGGAGGAAAACGCATATCGCTATCAATGTATAAAACAGCGTCACAGCCCTCTTTTAATGCTACCTGAGCTAACTTCTCACGCTGATCGAATATAAGCGTTCCAGGCATCGTATAGAGGCTTAGACCGCCCTTACCGTCTTTGCATCGAACAGACGCATCATGTGCAGCCATCCTAGCAAAATCAAACGCAAAACCTGTATGTACTTCATCCCTGCATGGAATACAAACGCCAACCCTCATACTGTTCCTCGATATATCTTTAATGGTGCTTGTTCAGGATGGTTGAGCCACTTCTTAAAAGCTACCTCGTCCATTATCGCAAATCCACGCATGATTCCCATTTGATTTAGCTTATCAATAGCCGTAAAAGGTATTGAGCCTATTAAATGTAAATCTTCGGTTGCTCCTGTCCTAGCCTTGTCAACTTCCTGAAGCACTTTATTGCGCTCTAGGATGTCAGATATATCTTGATTAGTTTCGATGATAATGCCGCCATCACCGTCCGCATGAACCGTCTGAGTACGAAAGTTTTCCATTAATCCCTCAAAAAAGCCCCCTACCGTTAAGTAGAGGGCTAGTCAAATTACAGCGAGAAGTCCAAGTCAGCTACGATACCGTGAGCTGCCTCGTTTTTCACCTCTAATGTACACTCAGCTAGTATCTGTGTCTTCATCGAGTCACCACTCTTAGCAAGCTCATTAGTCATGAATGGACGTAAGTAAGCAATTGCTGCGTACTCAGGATCGAGAATCAACATATCACGTGAGCGCATAAAGCGATCTGGAACGATAGACAATTGACCAAAGTCAGACTGATAAATGTCAGCAGCACCGATGATTACGCCAGCTTCAGGCTTGGTGATCTGATAACGATTTACAGCGATACCTGCAAAGGTTGACATCTTCTGTTTACCAGCAGAGCCAACGAATACAGCTTTAGGTGAACCGCCTTGATCGAAAATCGATGCAACAACAGTTTTTAACAATGCTTCAGTAGCAGTACGCTGTGTACCATCGGTACGGGTAGAAGTGCCTGAAGTTGCTGGAGCAGAACCGCCACTACCTTGTGAGCTGTTGGTCTTGATCCATGACAACAACGAACCCATTGTGCGAGCTACGGTTGATGTACCTGCTGACTTACCCTGATTAGCAGTGATGATTGTCTCTAGGTCTCTCTTTAGCTCAGCAGAAGCTTTAGCAAGTTGATAAGCTTTTTCTGAGGAACGCCCTGCTTTGTTTACTTTTTCCAAAGTACCAGAAACCTGTACAGTTTTCTGTACGATCTGTGTGTAGTTACCTACACGAGTCGTTGGAGATAAAGTTGCGCTAGTAGCGTCTGCACCTTCAACCGCAGCGTTAGCGGTAGTAGCAGCAGCTAAGCTATCTGTCTGCCACTCATGGTAAACAGCAGTTGCGCTAGTCTTACCGATAGAGGACATAATTGGTGTATCTGTTGGGCTGATGTTATAGATAACGTCAGATAAATCTTCACGCATACCGATAGCGGTAAATGTTTGATATGTAGGCATAATAATTCCTTATAAGAATCGTTCAAAAGCGGCTGCGGCATCTCTAACTGTTCCAGTTTGACGTACCCTAGCCTTCAGTTTTTTCAAGTCCTCAGCATTGCTATCTCTTGGGTTTGATACTCCAGGCTTCATCGCCTTTGGAGCATCATTCACCTTCTTAGCAATAGCTGGTTGCGATGCTTTCAATTTATCGTACTGCATAGCTTTATAAAGCGTTAATACAGCACGTGAATCAAATACATTCGCTAGTTCATCATCCGAGAATCCAGCCTGTTTACCGTAGCTGCGTATCTCTTTACGGATCACTTCACCCTTAACAGGATCAGCGTATTCAGGTAACGCACCGACTAACTTCTCAGCTTCCTGTGCGACCGTTGCACGTAGTTGCTGCTGTCTGTCGTATTCCTGCTGTTGAGCTATATGCGCCCTCTCAGCACGAACCTGCGCTAACTGCTTCTCCCTCTGAGACATCTCTGCAACCTTAACAGCGTATCCAATAGGATCAGTCTCTTTCAGGTATTCCAGATTCTCTGTTTCTTGAGGCTGCATCAAGGCTTGCTCAATATACTGCAACCTCTCCGCATAAGTATCACGGAGTTGCTTCGCTTCTTGAACTGCTTGGCGTTCGGCCTCAACCGCCTTACGTTCTTCCGCTACAGCTTGCGATTTCTTTGTATAATCAGTGCCAAGTTGATACGACTTAATGAGTTCATCTAGGGTTACCTCACGTTCTTCTCCCGCAGCTTTCACTCGGAATTTTTGGGGTTCCTCTGACTCATCAGCTTCTTCTTGTTCTACCTCAGATTCGTCCGATTCCTCGTATTCCTCTGATTCGGCATCGCTATCGTTGGATTCTGTGCGCTGTTCTGGTTGTTCCTGTTCGGAGCCGTCATCAGTACCCATTAATCCCAAAATAGCGTTAGCTGCACCATTTACATCTAACTGCGCACTTCCCTCTGGAGTGGTGCTTTCAGTATCGCTCATGTTTTCATTTCCATAATTATATAGGGAACCGCCCTATACGGACTACAAAATCTTCCATCTTTTTGCGTCAATGAGCTTCTGGTTAGTAAGCCCTTGAATATAACCTTCTATATCCTCTAGAACTCGGAGGCGTAGATACGCTTGTTCACGTAGTTCCATGTCGCTGTAATCTGTACTTCTAAACTTCTGTATTTCTAATTCTTTTAACTCGTTCATCACTTCAATGAATCGCTCATCTTGAAGTATCCGAGCTGCCCAATCTGCTTTACTCATTGGACTAAACCACCTAATTCTTTAATCGCTTTCAGGACAATCTCAGCTTGCTTCTGACGCATTTGCTCGTCTGCCATATCCATCGTTAGAATTGCCTGTAACTGCTGAACAGCTAACTGTGCTTCTTTAATCTTGATGTCAGCCTGTTGCTGCTGGTTCTTCATAGCCATCTCTAGACCCTTTTGGGTATATTGGGCTTCAAGTTCCTGCTGCTTTAACTTTAGCTTCTCCGAATCAATCTGCGACTTCGCAGCGATCTTCTCTCTTTCAACGTTCGCAAGCATCTGAGCAACCTCTGCCTGTGCATCGGGAGACTTGGGTTGAGGCTGTGCAAGAGCAGCATCTTGTTCAGGAGTAATTTCGTTAAGAAATGCGTTTGCATCTTTAAACCCTGCTGACTCGATAAACTTTGCTAACGTGGTGCGATACTGACCTACAGATACTAGCGGATTAGATGGGCCAAACTGCTGCAATATCTGCTCTTGTTTAGCTAGAATCATCTGCAACATAGCCAGCTTCTGATCTCTGTCACCAGAGCCTAAGCCTACGTTAATGCTAATGTCGTATTCATTCGCCCAAGTTCTAGGATCGTACTGTACGTACTTGCCACGCATACGGACTAGCTTTGCCTTGTCCTGATACTTGCCCAATAGATGCAAGATACCTCTGAACAGCGACTTAACGCCAGTATCAGCAAACACACGAGCGATCAACTCCAACTTACCGCTATTAGACTTCATCATAGCCGCTACAGCAGTAGCAGTTACGTTATTGAGTACGTCTGGATCGAGACCTGCGTTAGCGTCTGATACGCCTGTACGCTTTGCTGCTACACCGTCCAGATACTCAAACATTGGGAACGCCTGACCTGTTACGCTAGGTACTTGCATTGGAATCAGAGCATTAGGATTCTTGACTCGGATAATGCCACCAGGCGTAGCGTTAAGCATGTCGTCCAGGTTAACCTGGCCGTCCACGACACCAACACGAGCATTGTTCGTTAGATACAAGTTATCCAAAGTCTGACGCATTAACGTGGACTTAATTAACTGAATGTCCATCGTGCGATCAGCTAATGACTGACCAAAAAATTTGTGCGGGATTGGGATTGGACAGATTGAATGGAACGGAATAACGTCAGTTTCTTCGTCATCCAAAATCTCAGAGCCACAGTAAACAATCCTGCGTAACTCAGCAATACCATCCTCATCCTCGTCAATACGTATATAGCACTCGTACACCTCAAGCACTTGCATCGAGAAGTCTAGGCTAGGCGATGAATCTGGTTGCTCGTCTTGGTTAAATCGTGCTATACGCTCAGGACTGTAGGTTAGATCGTCATACGTTGGCAGACTGTCAACTACGTCTTTGCTGTAACCCATAGCGATAAGATCACTACGAGGCATTAAACGTCTGTGAGCTACGAACGGAGAATCATCAATAGTCTTGGCTGACTTAGAGATCAAGAACTCCTCTGGTGGTACGTTCTCAATCTTTACCTGACCAGACTTCTTAACCTTCTTTACCGTTACAGAGTAAGACGGAGCCATAATCGGCATACCCATCTCATCAACTCCTGCCTCAACCATCTCTACCTTCTGACGCACGACTTCCATCGTCTCGTCAGATAGCAATAAGGCAAGTTCTTCTTCTGTTAGGTTCTTGTACTTTTCTTTGACTACATCTTCCTGCGAATCCCAGTAAGACTTAACGATACCTGTCTTTTGTAGCAGCGCATCCTTAAACCAGTTATGCAGAATCAGCAGACCATCATTCTCACGATAAAAGACCCAGTTACAGTATTCAGTAGCTTGCTTGGCTGATTCCTCATCATTAGGTGACTTAGGCTCAAAGTAAACAATGTCCTCTGTTGTCGTAAAGACACGTAGAAGCTGTGGCAATGCGCCATCTACAGCCTCTGCTACCTCGCCTGTTACGATCTGTGAGCGACCTTCAACCTCGTTACCGTAAGGTTCACGTAAGTAATACTGTAGTGCTTTCGTGCGTTCGTCAGTAGTTTCAGAGTCGATAAAGCCGATTGAGTTATCAATCTCGTTCTCTAAAATACCTTTTACTTGTCCTGAATCCATAGCTAAACCCTATGCGGATATTTTGCTTATTATACAACCCATTTAGTATTTATTGGGATATTTGATGACCATGAATCGTCTGATTCGTCAAGTGTTATCGCTAAATACCTGAAACTATCTGAAGCGTGAGATGCCCAATCATGTAGCGGTTTCTCGTAATAGACGTTCTGCTTCTCGTTATATTCCCTACGATAGTTACGTAAAGCATTAACACCTTGCTTAGTCTTATCCTTGTCAAACCAACAACGTGGTAGCAACCTACGCACTGCCTGTATTCCATCAGCCACAGATAATCTAGGAGCTACGGTAATCTCTAGTCCTGCTTCTTGGAGGACTTCCTTGCGACTCTTTCCTGTCCCCATCTCACGGACTTCAACGTCATGTGGAAGGTACTGGTCGAAACGCTCATATCTATTTTCTTTGAGCCAATTGACATACCAATCAAGCCCGACCCCGTGGTTTTCCACGAAATCAATGAGCCTGACTTCCTTGCCAACCAGTTGAGCCACCCACAAGCAAGTAGAGTCACCCATACCCAAATCCCAAGCCACATAAGACTTGCAAAGATCATCACGGTCAACAGTGGTGATACGACCTTTTGCTTCAAGATCGTTGATAATCTGCCCATAGTAAGCCCCTTCTACGGCACTATTAAAGTTGCACTCGAACTCTTGCTGATACTTGTCCTCGCCCATCTCAGCACGAGCTGCATTAAGTTCTGACTCAGGAATGATTCCTGTTTGACTAGCTTTAAATTCAATTAGTTTCCAGCCTTCAGTTTCTTCTGCTCTATCACGGAACTCTGCAAAGTGATTCATACCCTTTGGGGTTCCTATGAATAAGCACCAGCCTAATCTATCACTCAGACTCGGTCTAAGAACCTCATTCCATACCTTTGGGTTCATGTCACCTACTTCGTCTAGGACGCACCCATCGTAGTAAGTTCCACGTAATGAGTCTGGATTATCTGCGCCATGCAACGAGATTCGTCTGCCCCAGAAGTCAACACGCAGTTCAGATATGTTTACGGTAGCACCTAGCGGTCTAGTAAACTTAACCAAGTAGTCAAACGCTATCCTCTTGGCTTGTGTGTAAGTAGGAGCAACGTAACAGAATCTAGGATCAGGCAGCTCGCACTCTATTGCTTTTTTGATAAGCTGGTTGATTGCGCACACAGTTTTCCCAAATCTTCTGTGCATAACTCCAACAACGAACCTATTGTTATCCATAGCCTCATGTAATACGAGCTGCTGTGGTCTGGGTTTGTATGGAATTATTATTTCTGCCATGTCACGCTATGTTGCATTGCACCGCCATCCGCACCAGTAAGTTCCTGCTTTATGCGCTCAGAGTAATTCTTAGGAAACCTAGCTGCCATGCTTCTTGACCATAAGCCAGTATTGATTCTTGGCGTTTCTTTTGTCTCAATTAGGTGAGTTTGAGCTAAATCTTCCCAATATGCCTGACTATATGCGTGAGCATCCTCCAAGGCATGACAAAATTCCTCAATAGAGTCTCTCCACCTACATAATGTTCTATACGATATGTCTAATTGAGCTGACATTTGCTCAAATGACTTGCCTAGTTTTCCTAGTTCGATAACTTTTTGGCAATATGAAGGATCATACTCTGATGGTCTGCCTACTGGTCTTTTCTCTACTTCTTCCATTGCATTACCTTTCTGGTGTCATGCGTAATACTTATCGTACACATCCGGTCTATTTTCTTTTATCCAAGCTCTAGGTTCCTCGTGGCACTTTGCGTAATCCATTCCTACTGTCTGACTTCCTGCGTGATGCACGTAAGCTGTGCTTACAAAATGACTGAACCCTGCTTTAGATAGATCATCGCACATAATGTTATCTGAATACCAATTAGTGCTAGGGAATCTTGCTACGTCAAACGCCTGTTTACTTACGTAAGCAAAAATAGGCGCAATGACCCCTACTTCTTTGATGTGATCTTCTGATTCGTATTTTAACCCAACGATAGAATCATTAGTAATACTACAACGAATATTTTGATCCCAAAGCACATAATCACTTCTTGCTCCTACGAAACCTAGTTTGTCTGTGTGATTCTTTAGTAATGCTATATCTGATAGCATATTCTGATAAGTTGTCGGAGTTATAACAACGTCATCGTTAGCGATAATGATTTCTTTGTAACCATCGTAGAACGCCTTAGACATAGCTTCGTTATACGCATCACCAAAGTTTGTAGCTACGTTGTATATCCATGTGTGTACAAGTTCAGCATCCTCAGTATTTTTACTGGATAGATATACAGGTATGTTCGGACAATACGCCTTTATGCTTAAAAGCAGTATATTTAGACCAATGTTTCCTGTGGAACAAATGACGATAGCTTGCATAATTATTAATAAGTCTGAGAACTAGGGAAAAGGATTCCCATCGCTTTTTCTAAACACAACTTCCTAATTCTCAGGCTTGTTAGCTCTTTGTTAAGATTACTCGAATAAAATCTATTGCTCTTGGCGTTCTAAGTAGCGTCTCCTGATCCTGTATCGTTTGACCGAACTCAGATATACCAAACTCCATTGTCTTTACCGTAAATCTATCTTCCCAGCCTAGATACCAGTGCCAATCAGTATAGTATAAAAAGCTGTTTTCGTTAAATGCTCTTACGTGAGTTGGATCCTGCCATGCGCCTAAACTCAAGTCATAAGGTACTTGAATGTGAAACTCACCACCACTCTCTAGCAAGTCCTTGCAGTTCGTCATTGCAGTTACCAGATCAGGTATATGCTCTAGTACGTCATTAGCGACTATCTGGTTAAACATTCCCTTCTTTATCTCTACCTTACCAAACCTAGTGTCAATTACCTCACCGAACTCTACGTGAGTAATATCTACGTGCCAGTCAGGTTTGGTTCTAGCCTGTATATCAGCGTTAAACCACTCATCTCGCCAATCCTTACCTGATCCTAAATTAAGCGTTTTTGGCAGCAATTAAAGCCTCTATATCGTTAGAGCAAAGCAATGGAATTAAATCGTTTATACGGCTATCTGGTAGTTCCCACCACGGGTTTTCTAGGAGTCTCTCTATCTGACTCCGAGTGAACCTGAACTTTAGAGCTATTGCCGGATTTCCTGCTGCAATTGCATAAGCCGGAATATCCTTTACGACCACAGAGTTGGCAGCTATTACGGCTCCATCTCCAATCGTGACCCCAGATAATATTGTTGACCCTGAGCCTATCCATACATCATTACCTATGACTACGTCACCCTTAGTGGCTGGATGACCTTTGCCGTGATGATTAAATACGTCTTTGTGGATGTGTCCGAACGGATAAGTAGTTACCCAATCCGTCCTGTGATTACCACCTATAAAGATCGTTACGTTATCAGCAATCGAACAAAAGGAGCCTACCTTTACATCAGCTCCTTCTCCCCAATCACGAACTCTAATATTCTCTAGTCCGTATGTGTAGCGCATTACTTCTTTTTGGCTTTGTTTGTCTTTGTACGTGA